TTTTTGTTATGTTTTGAAAACATAAATGTGTGTAGTGAGTTTGCATGTGTAGTGAGTTTGCATGTGTAGTGAGTTTGCATGTGTAGTGAGTTTGCATGTGTAGTGAGTTTGCATGTGTAGTGAGTTCACAAAATGCAGACGACAAAAAACCCCCCTTAACAGGGGGGCGGAAGTTGGGGGGATTAAAGGCCTAAATACCGACCGCCTTCGCTATGAGCATACGCTTTCTTGATTCACTTAGCTCCTTGCGCCCCACAGTAGGTAGGGCGGGCTTTGCTTTCAGTGCGGAAGTTAACAGCTTGGGGACTGGAATTTCCAGAGCTTTGAGGGTGGCAATTGCCAAAAGAATTTGGGTAGAATGCGGCAATGCCTTGACGAATTGATCAGGCTTAGCAGTTAAGTGATAAGTTGCCTCAGTGGCGGCATGCCCAAGTGTTCCATGATTAACCTTTGCCACTTTCACGCTTGATACTTTTTTAGTCCAGAATGGCGTTTGCTTGCCATCAAGCTTATTTATATAAGCGTAGACTTCAGCCAAGTACATTCCATGGCAGGGTGAAAAATCGAATCCATTAGACGCGAAAACGATAATCTTACTAAATTTAGACTTGTAACCTGCTGCAGTGCTAGCGGCGAATGCCGGTTCTGTTTTACTAATAATTATCTCACCCTTAGAATCTAATGTGTGCTTTTTGCGCGTTGAAAGTTCAGTGGCAATCTTTTGAGTGAAAAGACTATGCGCTGATTTTCGGTTTGCATCTTGCTCAATAGGCTCAATGGATTTTCCGCAGGCAATCAGCTTTTCGACTAGCAACAGGCTGTTTGCACTGTGTGATTGTTCCATAATCTCAGCTTGCATGAGAACAGGCTCTAAGTTAACCTTTGGTGCAGCGATAGTGATAGATTTAATTGTCTTCATGGTAAATCCTTTCATAGAATAGTAGGCGCGAATATCCGCGCGCCTGACGGCGACACATCAGGCAGGAAAGCCCCACTTGATGATTAACATTATACACGAATTACGCTAAAAGTCAAGTACTTGCGCCAATGTAGTTATGTTCCAGAAACACAAACGGCCAGCCTGTTCGGACATGGGGGGCGGGTGGGACAGGCGCGCGAGCCAGGCGATGGGCCTTTATGTACACCCCGCTATCCGCCCCTCTCCCATGACCCTGTAAACCGACTACACGCCCCACTGGGCGGCAAAGGCTTTTGCAATTCCTTCGTACGTCCGGCTTCTTACCTTCCAGCGATCCTCGCTTGGGCCGAGGTTGTTCTGTCCGCTATCACACTGATTACCCCACCGCTTTTTGCCGCCGATAACCCGAGGTGCAATTATTTCCGTTGGGGTGAGAAGTGGTAGCCCTTTAAGCCACAAGCACGTTTTCTTGCTAGCGTCCTCACCAAACTGATATGGGTTTATGATCTGATCAGGCTTTCTTATCCGGCTTGAAATTACGCTTACCGGATTTTCAATGGCAATTCGTGGTACGGGCGCGTCCATCAGCAGCCGTACAAAATCGAGCGCATCTTCAGTTAATTTTGGGTCACGCAATCCTCTTGTTGTCCAGTGCATACCGGAAACACTCAGGTAGGTGCACGGGGGGTGTGCAATTAACAGGTCCCACTCCTGCTCCAGCATGTCACGGACGTCCCCCCGGTAATGGTTGCCCAACACCTCGGTTTCCAGAAGGTCACAACTCCACGCGTCATGACCAAGGGCGGCGAAAGCGCCGCGCACCCGACCGGAGTATTCACAAGCCACAAGTATTCTCATATACCCTCCTATAAAAGCCGGGCTTCTATATTACCCCACCCCCGTAAACTTGACACAAAAAAATTTTGGGAGTAAAAATAGGGACATGGAAAATAAAAAATAATTGACACATGTGATAACTTATGTGCTATAATGGTACCCATGAAACGTACAAACTTCTACTTCCCAGAACAGATGCTAGCCGAGCTCAAGCGAGCCAAGGAGGCAACCGGCCTGCCAATAAGCGAACTTATCCGTCGCGCCGTCGCCACGTGGCTTAAGGCTAATGATAAAACGATATGCTAAACCGGCCTGGTATATACAAAATTACCTGCATCCCTACCGGAAAGTTTTACATCGGGAGCGCCCAGTGCGTAAAAGTGCGGTGGCAGCTGCACAGACAACATGCCAGACATGGTACACACCACAATAGGCACTTCCAGAGTGCATGGAGTAAGCACGGCGAAGACAACTTCAGGTTCGAACTCCTGGCTGTTTGCGCGAAGCTAGATCTGATCATGTATGAACAGCGGTTCATAGACAAACTGGACCCCGCCTTTAATATTTGTCGCACGGCCGGGAACTCACTGGGGATTAAATGTACAGACGCGGCAAAGGCAGCTATCTCGGCAAAGAACAAAGGACATCGTAGAAATATCGGGCGGAAAGTATCAGATGAAACAAGGGCATTACTTAGAGTAAGTGCGCAAACCCAGTTTGCTATAGATGGACACCCGAGGATAGGGAAACTCCATAGTGACGATGCAAAACGCAAAATGTCGGTAGCTAAGAAAGGTGTCCCCGGTATGCGAGGGAGAATAGTAACTGAGGAAACTAGGAAAAAACTATCTACAGCGGCGCTAGGGAACAAACGCTGTCTCGGAAGGAAGTTGTCGGAGAGTACAAAAAACAAAATAGCCGCTGGAAAAAAGGGAAAAGTGAATACAGCAGAACACATCGAAAAAAGTAGGGTATAGGTATACAATATGAGAAACGATATAGTGTTACCACAAGAATTATCGGTGGAACCGAAATTCATCCTCGAAGTCGCCTCAGGGGTAAGGCCGCCAGAAGAGATAGCGGAAGATTATGGCTATTCGCCTGCCCAGTGGCTCCAGCTAAAAGGTTTCCCACCATTCGTTAAGGCGGTGGATCTCAAAAAGATAGAGCTAACTGCCAGTGGCTATACGTTCCGGATGAAAGCAGCGATCGGGGCTGAGGATCTGCTGGCTGAGGTATACAAAAAAGCTACAGCAAATCAAGAGGTTAGCTTCCATACGCAGCTCGAAGCCCTGAAGTTCATGGCCAGGGCAGCCGGACTGGAGACTCCACCCAGAGAAGAGGCCGAAATGGGTGCGAAATTCAGTATTTCGATCAATTTAGGGGGTGGAAATACCGTAGAAATAGGGGTAAAAACCCCCGAAAAAGTGGTCAAGTGCGACGATTACTACACCCCGATTGAGGCTAAAAGCACCGAAAACACCGAAAACAGCGGCTATTTCGAGATTCCATATGATTCTACTGAGTTGTTCATGGAGAGAGTATGAGTACAGTAAGCTAAAAAGATTAGAAATACATTGACAATGATTAGAAATACCGTACACTGCGAGAATGAAACTCGCATACAACTTCCCAGGAATTTATAAAATCACCAACGGCCAGAATGGTAAATGCTACATCGGGTCGGCTAATAGTATCCGTCGGCGGTGGGAAGAGCACAGAAAATATATGAAAGCAGGCAACCATCACAGCATTGCGCTACAGCGAGCGGCTAGAAAGTATGGGCAGTCAGCGTTTGAATTTTCAGTACTGGAAGAGTGCGCAGTAGATCAACTGCTTGTCCGAGAGCAACACTACTTCGATACCCTGAAGCCCGCGTATAACTCATGCAAAGTAGCGGGGAGTTCGGTTGGCCTGAAGCGCACCGCAGCACAGCGAAAAGCAAATTCCGTTAGTGGAAAGAAAGCCCGTGGGACACCTGAATGGCGTTCTGCGCAGTCGGCACGGATCAAAAAGATATATGCAGAAAACCCGTGGCTCTCTAAAGTTCAGGGTGAAAAGAACAAAACACGTTTGGCCGCGATGACAAAGAAAGAGCGTAGTGCACCATATACAGTTGAAGTTCGGCAAAAGATAGGAGCGTCTGTGAAAGCAAGGTCTACTCGGTATGATGTGCGTGGCGAGATGTTATTGATCTCTGAGATACGTGAGCAGTATGGAGTAGCTCGATGCACTTTTCTGGGTAGGATGCAGCGAGGATGGGACGTAGAGCGGGCGGCTACAGAACCGGCAGTAAAAAAACACACTGCCGGGGGAGACCGCAAATATAGCTTCGATGGGAAAATGATGAACCTAACGGAGCTGACGCAGGAATCCAGCTGCACGGCGGCAGCGCTGCTCAGGAGGCTCAAAGCCGGGCTCAGTATAGACGAGGCAGTTAGGATGACGCCAGAGCAGGCAGAGACACGTCGCCGAAGGTTGATTGTCGCAGGGATGAAAAAATGAGCTACGCCCTGAAGTACACAGCATCTCCCACGGTAGATAGGTTCCTCGGTAGCAGGAGTCCGCGTAAGATCCTGGCCGGACCCGTGGGGGGCGGAAAAACAAGTGCGTGCGTGATTCACACCCTACTTAATGCAATGCAGCAAGAACCTGACGAAGATGGGTTCCGGAGGAGTAGACACATTGTTGTGCGTAATACCATCGCACAGTTACGCCAGACTGTAATCAAGACATTCACCGACTGGCTTCCACCAGATGTGTTCGGAAGGTTTAATATAGCTGACCGGATGTATTATCTAAATTTTGAAGACGTCCGCGCGGAAATACTATTTTTGGCATTAGAAGACGAGGTTTCTCTCAGGCAGCTTCTTTCGCTAGAAGCCACAACCATTTTTCTGTGCGAGTTGCGCGAGATTTCCCAGGCTGTTATCGAAGGCGTGATCGGCTCCAAAAGAGTCGGACGGTACCCATCAAGAAAACAGGGACCAGGTGCGACGTACCCGTGCATAATTGCAGACACAAACATGCCAGCGTTCGATAGTTACCACCAGAAAATAATGGATGGAGACGAGGGAGACTGGACGACGTTCAGACAGCCGGGAGGACGCACACCTGAGGCCGAAAATCTAGTCTTCCTTCCACCAGACTACTACAATACAGAAGGGCTGACAGAAGAGTACATTCGCACAATGATCGACTGCGAGTTCGGTCAGAGCAGGGAAGGGATGCCGGTGTTCAGACAGACATTTATCCGGGACTTCCACGTAGCCAAAGAGCCGCTGCTGGCCGTCTATTCGCCAGACTACCCACTTCTAATCGGTTTGGACGCGGGGCTAACGCCAGCGGCGATCATTGGGCAGCTAACACCGAAAGGGCGCTTGAATATTTTGGGGGAGTGTTACACCCCGAAGAATGAGTCCATTGGTATGGAGAGGTTTTTAGCCAACCGGCTGAAGCCCATGCTCGTAAGTAAGTTCAGCGGTATACCAGCAATGATCATCGTGGACCCGGCGGCTAACCAGCCGTCACAGGCAAGCGAGGAAACGGTTCTTAGTGTGCTAGAAAAGGCAGGGATGAAGCACCGCCCAGCAGCATCTAACAAAATAGAAATCAGGATTGGGTCGGCAGAGACGATGTTCGGCCGGCAAATAGAGGGCAAGGCGGGGGTGTTAATTGACGCCGGGTGTACCGGCCTGATAAATGCACTGGGCCACTCGTACAAATTTGCTGCACGTAAAGACGGGGACATGGAAGAAAAACCCCTCAAAGACCATCCACATAGCGATATCGGAGATGGATTTACTTATCTTACGAGCTACGTGGTTGGGACAAACGGAGTGAGAAGTACTTCCCGACGAGATGTCAAGCAGGTCAGTATGGCTGGCTGGTGTTAGACAAGCACTTGCGTTTTCATACTAGGGCTGGTACTGTCACGAGAATCTACACAAGGAAGTTATATGATAGCTGCCATTCCCCCAAGCGATACCCCGTTTTCTAACCCAAGGGCGGGAAATTCCGGCTTGGTGCCCGTGCAGAACAACGCGAGTATAGAGGCCGAGAAGCTGAAAATCGCGACGACAACTAACGATTCCATTTTAGTACGCAGCCTGGCAGGGATGGTGCAGAAATGCTTCGCTGCGGCGAAGTCAGAAAAAGACGAAGTAGAGCAGAGAATGCTCCGCTCGTGCCGCGCGCGCCGGGGTGAGTATGACCCAGATACACTAGCAAAAATACGGGCCACGGGCACGTCTGAAGTTTATATGATGCTCAGTAGTGCGAAGGCACGCGCCGCGACGGCCATACTGCGTGATGTATTTCTTGGGAATGGGGGCGAGAAGCCATGGTCCCTCAGCCCGACGAAAGAGCCCGAGTTGCCACAGATGCAGATGGATGCCGCGATTATGCGCGCCGGGGAGTTGGTACAGCAGATACAGGACATGATGGGCGGCCCGCAGGCAGTGCCCGAGTCGCAGGTAGAAGAATTACTGGAACTCGCACGGAGTCGCGGCCAGATGGAAGTCATGCTGGATGCGAAAAAAAGCATGCTGCGCATGGAGAGCAAGATGGAAGACCAGCTGCAGGAAGGAGGGTTTACCAAAGCACTCTCTGACTTTATTGACGACTTGTCTACATTCCCATCGGCGATACTCAAAGGTCCGGTTATACGCAACAAGCCCCAGCTGACATGGATTCCGGCGGAAGATGGGTCATACTCACCACAGACTGTATCGAGACTCACACCCGAATGGGAGAGGGTAAGTCCATTCAACATATACCCAGCCCCCGGATCAAGCGACGTAAACGATGGGTACATAATTGAGTTACACAAGCTGCGCCCCCACGCACTCGAAGAACTGATCGGGGTTGACGGATACTCAGAAGGTGCGATCAAGGCGGTTATCGCCGCGTACGGTACAGGCGGGCTCCGAGAGTTCACCACGATTGATTCAGCGCGCGCCGACGTAGAAGGCAAGACATCCCTGTCCCTGAGCGACTCAACTTCCCCCACCATATCCGCGATTCAGTACTGGGGTCCAGTCCTGGGTAAGGAGTTAATTGAACACGGCATGGACGAATCCAAGGTGGGGGACGTAACCAAGACGTACCACTGCGAAATATGGGTGATCGGAACATGGGTTATCAAGGCGATACTAAATTATGACCCACTCGGCCGCACCCCGTATTTCAAGGGTTCCTACGAAGATTTACCCGGTTCGTTCTGGGGAAACAGCCCGATCGACTTGATTGCTGACTGCCAGACAACATGTAACAACGCCGCGCGCGCCATGACGAACAACATGGCCATAGCGTCTGGCCCACAGGTCGTACTGAATATCGACCGCCTCCCTCCCGGGGAGAACCCATCCAATCTGTATCCGTGGAAACTACACCAAGTAACCAGCGACCCATACGGTAACAACTCCTCGCCGGTTACGTTTTTCCAGCCGAGCTCCAACGCACAGGAGCTAATGGGAATCTACGACAAATTCGCACTACTGGCCGATGAGTATTCCGGTATTCCTAGGTACGTCACGGGGGAAGGGCCAGCAGCAGGCGCAGGGCGAACCGCGTCGGGTCTCTCCATGATGCTGGCTTCATCCGGAAAGATAATCAAATCAGTCGCGTTGGGGGTTGACCTGAATGTGCTCGGCCCTGCGATAGAACGGCTGTTCTACCACAATATGCGGTATGGAACTGACCCTGAGCTGAAGAACACGGACGTGAAAGTTGTCGCGCGCGGAGCAGCCTCGCTAATCATCAAGGAAACCGCACAGGTACGGAGATCCGAGTTCCTGGGGTTGATACTGAACAGCCCTCTGGTAGCGCAGGTTGTAGGTGAAGAAGCCATAGCTGACTTGCTACGCGCCACAGCGTCGGGGCTGGACTTGGACACAGACAAGCTAATACCCCCCCCGGAAGTAATCCGAGCAAGGCTGTTCCAGCAACAGCAACAGGCTGTGCAGCAGCAACAGATGGCCCAGCAACAGGCGATGATGGGGCAGGACGTACCGCTGGAGCAGATGAACATTCAGCGCGACCCTAGCGGGGCTATGACTGGGATGCAGGTAATGCCGGGAAGGCCACCGGCAGGAAACGGGCAGCAGCTGATGAATGGTGCACCTACGACCGACATCTTCTCACCAACAAGACAATAGGAGAATAGAATGGCAAAAAGTAAGTATGACGACCAGTCAGGTAACTTCGACGATCAGTCCGGAACCCCCGTTGCCCTGTCCCCGAAAGAAGTTGCGGCGAATAGGGAAGCATATAGGAAACAAGAAGCAGCGAGAAAACTGGACGAGGAAGCAGCGAACAGCTTTGACGACCAGAACCTCCCTTCCCCCACTCCGGCGCAGAAGAGGCAAGAGGCGATGAAGCCTCCCCAAAAGAAACCGGCGGAGCTCACCCCATACAACGCGCGCTGGAGAAATCGTCCTGATTCTGGATTTGAATAAAGGAGAAAATCGTGGTAGATACGACACAGTTGGCACACGGGGGGGCACGGGCACAGGCCCTGGCACCGACACAGGCGCCTCAGGTACAGCAGGCGCCACAGGCAGGGCAGGGGGGCCTGCTGGCCCAGGCAAGGCAGCAAGGCGTCGCCCAGATTCAACGAGCCCTGCAGGGCCAGGCAGGGCAGGGGGGCCTGCTGGCCCAGGCAAGGCAGCAAGGCGTCGCCCAGATTCAACGAGCCCTGCAGGGCCAGGTAATGCCGGCGCAAATGGCGCGGCAAGCACAGATGGCGCAGCAAGTGCAGGCTCATGCAGCGAGACAAGCGCAGGCAAAAGCCGAAGTAGAAAGACAGCAAGCGGCGCGAGCAGCAGCTCAGGCAGAGGTTCCATACAACGCGCGCTGGAGAAATAGACCACAATCCGAGTTCGAGTAAGTTAACTAAAAGGAGATAGGCATGAAAAAAGCAAGCACGTACGCGATGTTCGAAAAAAAGGAAAAGACAGAACCCAAGGGTATGAAGGAGGGTTCCAAGAAGGAAGTCGCTCACGACAAAAAGATGATGGGCAAAATGCCGATGAAAAAAGGTAAGTGCTGAGATGATCGTCGGCGACGTAACAGTAGCATTTCGTAGGGGGATTTTAGAACATATCTTAAACTCCAGGCCGAAGTGCGCCCTGTTCACGAAGGCTGCTACACTGGATGCTGATACCCAGAGGTATTCTCCGGAGAACGAGGTTCAGGGAGAAGGTTACCAAGCCGGCGGAATGGAGCTTGAGGGGGGTACGATACTCCCGGGGCCTGACGGGGGGCTGGCGCTTGTATTCCACAGCCCTGTATGGAAAGTTGCCACTGTGAATGCGTATGGTGCAGTTATTTACCTGGCCGACGACGCGGGGAGAACAGTACGAATTATATGTTTTGAAAAAAATGTAATCAGTACGAACGGGCCGTTTACAGTAAAACTGGCCGGAGCAGCCGACGGTGGAGTAGTAACCGCATAAATGAGGAGCAGAGAATGCCGAACACAGTAAGCATTGACGAGAAGAAGGTAGAGGGGAGTTACCCCGCTGATAACAACCTGCACACGGGTTTCAAGGCGGAGATGACGACCAACTTTGGTAGTGGCATGGCCGGGGCGTCCTTCGGGATGTATGGTATCTCTATCGGCAACGGCGATGCTGGTTCTTGGGGGGTACACGACATTGTCGGTGTCCATGGCACGGCGATCAAAAATGGTAAGCACTGGGCGGCGGGGATGCACTGCGATGTCTATGACTCCGTACCCGGCGGAACAGCCATTGGCCTGAATATCGAGTTTCCACAAACTCAAGTTGGCACTGACACCATCGGTATTAATATCCAGCCAGATGAAAAAGCGCGAGGTTTAGTTGGGCTACAGATTCAGAATCCGCAAGCATTCAAGTATGGAGTAAAGGTACCAAATACAGCATGGGTATTCGGCCAAGTCGACACCTGCCTATTTGGTATGCGGTTTAACCCTGTTCGGCAGTCGTTAGAGTTCTTCCGGTGGCTTGGGGAGAAGGACGAAACGAAAGTGGGTGAAATAAAGATGGATTTTGGACAAGCAAAACAACAGTGGTAACCAACAAAGGTGCAGTAGCAACCGTAGAAGCCGAAGTAGTTAAAATCCGGTACGGCAGTCGCGCCGCTGAGGCTGGCGGGTTTGTCCAGGTAGGTAGTACCGCGTTAAAACTAGAAACAGGAAGTGCTGGGGCGCTAGCTGGAGGATACGTAAAAATACCTACGGAAAAAGTAAGGATCGCTACGGGAGATGTTACTGTCACGGGCATACTGAACCCGTCGGTCGAGGAGATAATGCTTATGTACCGGATGGTAAGAAGAAATAGACGCTTGCAAACATAAAACCTACGTGATATAAAGAATACATGATAGATTTTCACGCATACGAAGCCGCCGCGAAGCTACAGTCAGCAGAGATGAAGCCATTCTATGACTGGCTGAAAACCGAGAGGGCAGATGTTCTTGAGCGGCTGAGTGTAGCCAGACCCGAGATTATCGGTATTCTCCAAGGAGAGGCGCAGAGGCTGGAAAAGATTTTGGACTTTATTGACTCGGCGCGAGCTGTGGTTGAGAAGAAATAGTAGAGAAGCACACCGGACTATACTCCGGCAGACCACATGTTGTGGAGCCTAAAGAGTAGTAGTTGGAGCTAGATAGAAGGAGTAAAAAATGGCGCTACCGAAAACTGTACAACGAGACATGGAAGAAATCGCTGCATTCGAGGCAGCAATGGCAGAGCCTGCCGGTGAAATTACGCCGGTCGAGCAGCCCATAGTTCAGCCCGTGACCGAAGAACAAGTAGAGGGTAGTACGCCAAACCCAAGTATAGAAGCTGAGTCGAGTACCCCACCGCTCCGCCCCGAGGCAGATGCCGAAGAGGAGTTAACGTGGAGGCAGCGTTACAGAACGCTGGATGGAATGATTGAGGCCGCTAATCGAAGGAACAGCGCGTTGGAGGGGCACCTTGCTCAACTTCAACAGCAACTAGATCAGGCAACCTCGATTCACACCTTTCACCGACCAGAAGAAAACTTGGTAACCGACGAGGAAGTAGAATCGTTCGGAGCTGATGTTATTGATATTCAGAGACGAGTAGCCAGAGCCGCTGTCGCCCCTTTACAGGAGCAACTAGAGGCACTGAGGCAGGAAAATAGAACGCTGAACGAACGCATAGGGCAAACAGGGTCGAGAGTGGAGACGATGTCTTTCGAGCAGAAGTTGAAGCTGGAAATCCCTGACTTTGATAAGTTAAACGCCGACCCTAAATGGGCGGAGTGGCTTGATGAAGTTGACCCGCTGTTGCGCGCCCCACGCCGTATAGTAGCGCAGGCTGCTTATGAGCGCGGTGACGTAGTGGCAACAGCTGCGTATGTAGAGTTGTTCCGAGGTTCCGCCAAACCCGTGTCTAACAATGTCAACCAAGCCAGCGCTGAACTTCGAACCCAAGTTGCGCCTTCCCGTTCAATGTCTAATGCGTCCGCCCCGGAGAACAGCCAGGAACGGATGTACACGGAAGCAGAAGCCGGAGCCTTATTCGATAAGGTAGGGTTGCTGTACCGTCAGGGCAAGAACGAGGAGGCTTCGAAACTAGATGCTGAAATCACCGCCGCATACAATGCGGGGAGAGTTCGGTAACCCCAACTAAAGATTTAGGAGAACAACATGGCAATTTTAGTCCCAGCCGCACCATTTCTTACCAGCCCGACTATCGCGACGGTATTCAACCCGATGCTTTGGTCAAAAAAGATCAACGCGAAGTATTACGTTGATAACCAATTAACCGAAGTCACCAACACCAACTGGGAAGGCGAGATCAAGTCTCAGGGCGACAGCGTACGTATTCGTACTGCTCCCACTTTGACTATTTCTGACTACCAGATTGGTTCGAGTCTTCAGTACGAAGTACCAACCCCCGTCTACCAAGATATGCTGATTGAGAAGGCGAAATCCTTTGCATTCCAGTGTAACGATGTTCAAGCTGCGCAGTCTGACATAGACCTGCAAAACTTCTACATGGATGATGCGGCGAAACAGCTGAAAATCTCGATCACTGAGGAAGTGTTCTACAGCATGTTTATCGGTACAACTCCTGACACAGCAAGTACAACAGCGGCTAATACCCGTACGTGTACCGCGATGAATCAAGGTGCTACTGCTGGTGCGAAGTCTGCTGCGCTGAACTTGGGAACTGACTTGGTTCCTGTGCTGACATCTACTCCTGCAAATATCCTCGCCCTGATTCTGAATATGGCGGCCGTACTGGATGAGCAGAACGTCCCTGACGAAGGCCGTTGGTTGATTATGTCTCCATTCGACCGTCAGATACTGATGCAAACTAACCTGGCCCAAGCCTATTTCACCGGCGATAACAGCTCCATCGTTAGAACTGGGCGTATCGGTATGATCGACCGCTTTAACCTGTATGTCAGCAACATGCTGCCACGGGGCACTACTGCCAAAGGATGGGTAACTGCTTCTGCAGCAACTTCAACCGGCGGTACCATGTCTAGCGCCATTAACCGTAGGTGCATGGTTGCAGGTAACAAGGATGCTATCAGCTTCGCCAATCAGGTCAACAAGACTGAGCAAGTGCGTAACCCAGCTGACTTCGGCGACTTCATTCGTGGACTGTCTGTATATGGCCGTAAGGTTGTTAAAGACGACGCGTTCTGCTTCGCTGTAGTATCGTAAGCAACCCAGTGGGGGCTTCGGCCCCCAACTAATATATTTAAGGAGAATTACCATGGCAAGTTCAGGAGTTAATTTAGATGTAGGTGGAATCACTACCGGCCTTACCGCCCTTGCGGGCGGAGCAGCGCCAACGGCGTCAGCTAACACGCTGTCCTCGGGTGTAAACGTAGTGTCCGTATGCGCCTCCGCAGGCGACAGTATGATTCTTCCAGCGGGTATCCCGAAGTATGGCAGAGTTAGTGTGTATAACACCTCGGCTGCTACCTTGGATATCTTCCCTAATTCGGGAGCAACCATTAACGGCGGGACTGCTGACTCTGAAAAGGGTCTTGCAACACTGACCGGCGCAACATTCGTGCAGGTAGCTACAACAGGGCTAACATGGGTTGCGGATAACTTGATCGCCAAGCAGTCGTAATAAAGTAATATCCCGGGGGGCTTCGGCCCCCTCCAAATTCTTTAGGAGTCCGCTATGCTGCTTCAAAATTTATTTCCGACAGGGCAATACGGCGATGGTACGATTCAGTTAACGTGGATTAACTTAGGGTCATACTAAAATGAGCATACATCTTATAACTAGGTCGCTTACCCTTACGCGCACGGCAGATGTACCAGCTGCCTATACAGCGGGGGATGTAGTAGGTAGTGCTACGGCAGCGGGCGGGGCGGTTCTGTCTTTCGCGTCGGGAGGCGGTAGCGGTAATCCGTTCATGATTACGGGGTCCGAGCTGCGCATAGACTTAACCGCAGTACCAGCGACCATGACCTCGTTCAGGTTGCAGCTCTATAATGCTACTCCTCCGAGTGCGCTGGGAGACCACGGTGCGTGGGATTTACCAGCGGGTGACGCGGCTTCTTACATTGGGTACATTGACCTTGGGACCCCGGTAGATGTTGGCTCTACGCTGTATGTTCAGGCGATTAACCTAAACAAGGCAGTTCGTGTCGGAGAAAATGCTACGTTGTTCGCATACCTACAGACTATTGGGACGTACACTCCAGCCAGTGGTACAACCCATCTAATCGCACTTCACGCAGAAGGATACTAAGATGAATGAAACATTCGCACAGCTGCAGAAGAAACTCGAACAGATGCTGCCCATGGGGCAGTGGGGTCTGGGCCAGAGACAATGGATGGCTAAGGATGGCACGTATTTTTGCGTAGCCGCTGATATCGTCGACGGAGAGATTGTCCTGACAGAACTAGGGGAACGACTGTGTGTTAAACCGGCCCCTGCCCCGC